CAAAGCAACATAAATAGCGAGATATACTTATTGAACTTCCAAATTGCCAAAGAACCATATAAACCTAAAAACACCAAAAGTGCTAAATACTGGCCATACCATAGATTATCTTGCGTAGGTATAGCTGCAGCAAGCGGAATACTAATTATCGCTAAAATTATGATTATTCTTCTCATCTAAGCAAAAAACGGGTATAGGAAGGGAGCGGGTATAAATCGCTCCCCCCTTTTACCCGATTAGTTAATCTGTCTGGTCTCCAACTGCAACGCCTTCATCACCCCATTGTAATAAAGGCGGAGATGCATTTGTAGCTGGTGTAAGTTGCACATCAGAGGCAATCCTTAAATCCCCACTACTATCTACCCAGATGTAAAATCTCTCATCTCCGGTAGCTTCGTGAAGACAAATATACCCCGGTGCTCCCTGTTGAAGTCCAGTGCATTCAATACTTCCAAAGGTCGTTTGTCCCTCTGGAGTTGGAACTGTCCCGTCTCTGGGTTGCGCAAAGCAGAGCGGGACAGCCAATAAAGCAAATGCAACTGTCATAACTATTGCTCTCTTTGCCATAGTTTGCTCCTTTCTGCTTTTACGCTCCCTGCGAGCCGTAGGTTCCAATGTAATGCGAGAAATCAGCATCACATCTAAATCTTGCCAAGTGCTTTAGGTTAGTAGAGTCAAAATCCGTTCCACGCCTTAATGCACCCGGTTTTACTCTCCAGAAGAACTTAATCTTCAGTTTAGATTTTTGCGCCAGAAGGATCCAAGAATCAGAATCTGTCATATAGTGGTAAATAAAGTATGTTAAATCCTTCATCTGAAGCGCATTGACTTCGTTATTTCCGACATAAGGCTTGTATTCCGACTTCAGCAATTCGTGTGCCGTCCACATATTACCAGTAGGCACAACCAAAAGAACTGCCTTTGTCATTGCCTTTTTACCACGTTCGTCCGTCATATCCTCAATGGTCTGTAACGCTGCCTGTAGAGAAGTTACAGACAGGTCGGCTTGAGTTGACGGTGTATTGCCCTGTGTTCCGCCACCCACATTAGGATGTGCCGTTGAAAAAAGAGGCACTCCATCAGGGCCGTTATAACTTGACGACCAGCCGTTGTTTATCACATCGGCTGCTAATACTTCTATTGTTTCTTGCGCACTGTCACTCAAGGCCGCAGGAAACTGATTGAAGCTATCAGCGGAATGCTGATTGTCTTCAATTGCTTCTTCGGTGATTTCATAACCTCAACCTGTTACTTGATAACCTTAACTTAATTAAGGCGGTTAGTCATTTCTGCCAACTCTGGCAATTGCTTGCCAGCTCGGACTCTATCTTTACCCATCAATGCTTCTCTTAACTTGTCTTTGGGATATTTAACCAATTTTTCATAATGTTCTTGGCAGTATCCCTTAGCATAATATTTAGCGTTACAGTTTTCTATCTGACAAGTTTTAGCAATTTTAGTATGGGTAGAAAGCGTAATAGTCTCTACAGGGGCTGGATTATGCATTAGAGCTTTTAATGATTTAAAATAAGCATTGTCAACATCATCATAGGCAATTTGTCTTGGGCTAAAATTCTTATTAGCCTCTGTTAGATATTTTCTCCTTGTTAGAAAATCTAACATAATTTTTGCCTGTGATTTCTTTTGTCCGATTAAATACGGCAAGATGATAGTAAGTAATTTAACTAAATCATCTATACGGCGTATAACCAGATTGTAAATTTTTTTACGATGCTTATAATAAATCTTTCCTGGGTATAAACTACAAGAGATACCATTTTCTTCTAATATCTCTTTACATTTACCCAAAATTATTAAATCAGAATTGGTTATAGCAATACCATAGACAAAGTGTTTTCTTTTACTTCCTGCTTTATTGATTTGAAAACTTCCTTCGCCCTCCAATATTCCGGCCAACCAACCTAATCTAATTTCTCTTTCCATTCCAGCCTTCCCTCGGTATTGCCCTATGTAAATAGGGGTTCCACCGATATAGCTTTCTTTCTTACCTCAAAATTACTTTTGAGGACGCCAAGTAAATTTAGCGCATACGTAATCATTACATACGTCTTGCTTGGCCCCTGATAAACAGTATCGTATTGTGCTGCTGAACCTTCAGTCTTTTCCGGGAACTTTCCAAACCCCGAAAGATAACTGTCTTTCTCTGTAGCCTTAGTAGATGTTTCCACCACTAAAACTTTGGAATACTCTTCTGGCCAACGGTCTTTTCCATCCATCCAGATTTCGTTCAAGTTGGCATCAAGAGTCTCCGGAAGTGTGCTTCTTTGAATAGGCATTTATCTCTCCTTTCGCCAATTAAACTCCGGTAGTTGAAACAAACCGGCTTTCGTTAAAGGTAACCAGAAGGTCTACGTCTGCTCCCCAGTCATTCCCGGGTTCGTTAACCTTGTCCCATATTTTAAACTGTGCTGTTCCAGTTCCAGTTGTCCCGCTCAATTCGTGTCTTGATTGAGCCATCGATGTGCTACCGGCTGTTGCTACGTGGTCTGCGTTGTTGAAACGGTCATCCTCTGTAACTGCGGCATTAGCCTGAACCCTGAAAATTGCTTCAGGTAATGCCAATGCTACATCGATATAACCGGCCGTAGACGCAGGCAAATAGTTACTATTTAAAGAACTATTTGGGTCTCCGGCAGGAGCGCCATTAGAATCGGCAACTCCTACGCAAACTCCGAGGGCTGAATCATCAGTCCCAGCAGCAGCTGGAGCAGTATTCCCATCACTTTCAGCGTCAATGACATCACCAATAAAAATAGCAGTGCCATTTGAGCTGTCAACGGGAAATCTCCAAACTGGAATTTTAGCACCGTTAAACATAGCGACAGGTGTAAATCCCCGGGGTCGGTCAATATTCGCCATATTATTCTCCTTTCAACGATTATTTTCTAAAGTTCTTTCCTTCCATCCCAAGTTGCTTTTCGGTTTGGATACCTTTACCAGGTATCCCATCCTTTTGCATCTCGTCTATCGCCGCTCTGGCTGCTCTTGCCCGTTCTTCTTTAATCTTGACTTTACCCATCCAGAATTTCTTAGGCATATAAGCCAGGATTAAATCTCCTCTGCGGCAAAGGCCATCGCCAGCGCGCAAAATCTTAACCCCGAACTTCTTCTCAAGTTCGTCTAAATGTTCAGAAGGCACAATCTTCCAATATCCCATAGTAGGGTCATTAGAAGTTTTAAAGTTAATGTTATCGGACTTATCCCTTAACCAGCGATAAGCCCATTGGGGGTCTTCTGCCGTCAGTTTCAACGGGTCAGTCCTGCCCCAATCCTTCAAAACACTAACATCAGGCCATTCTGTGCGTATATTTGCGTGTTCCATTGTTTTCTTCATCTCAGCCTGCAATTCCTCAGGCGTTTTTTCTATTGTTTCCACCTTCTCTATTTCTTCTTTTCTCGGTCTGCCTCTTTTTTTCTCTTCCATTTTTTATGCCTCCATCCTTCGTTTTTTAGCCTTCAAGCCTTTTGCCTCTGCCTGTTCAGGCGTAAGCCCTTTCCAGGTTTGACGCGCCCTTTCCTTTTCCTGATCAGATAATACAATCTCTTTAGGCTTAGGCCTTGATGAAGGTGTCGGCATTTCTACGCCTAATTCTCTTGAGCGTTTCTCTCTTTCTTCGGGAGTAAGTTCAGGTTCATTCTTCTTGAACATCTCCTCAGCTCTTTTAGCCGCTAAACTCATTCCTCGTGGATTAGCGTAATATCCTTCTTTCCACAGCTGATTAGCCAATTGATACTTGGGGTCATCGTGGTCTTTGAGAAACGGATATTTTTCTAAGGCCGAGTCTTTATCCTGTTGGCGTATTTTATTCTCTTCGGCTTTTGTGTATTCTTTCCTGAGGTCGGCCTTGACTTCCTCGGTCATTATAGCTTTATCTCTTTTTCTTTCGTAAGTCTTCGCCGCAGCCTCGGTAATCTCTCCCTTAGAAGTCATAATCTCTAAGGCATTATCCGAATACCATTTCTTTCCCCCAGCCACGATAATATCGGCATCGCTAATTTCCTGCTCTTGTTTTCCGCCACTTTCTTTCAACTGGCGGTTTTCTTCTTCAATAGCAGACAAGCGTTGATTGAACTCCTCATCAGCGGTTCGGGATTTCTTGGTCATATCATCTATCCTTTGCTGCGCACCTTTCTGGAAACCCTTGTCCTTGGCCTTTTTATAGCTAATGAGTTTTTTCTCATACAATTCGTCTGTATCGCCTTCTTCTTTGGGGAGTTCTCTTTCTAAAAATCCCCTTTCCTCCTCCGAAATGACAGTAGTCTTTTCGTCTGTTTCCAGTGACATTTTAATCTCCTTTTTCCCGCCTTATTCAGGCGTCTTTTTCCATTAACACTAAATCCGCAGGAACTCCTGTCGCACGATTAACATCCTGTCCGATTACTTTCCAGCCTTCCTTTTTTTTCTGCTCTACTTTGTCTTCTCTGAAGAGATGTCGAATTTTTTTGAGCTTAGGCTGTTGAGGCTGTTTGCTGATTTCTTCTGCCTTCTTTCTGGCTAAAGCCTGGGCTTCAGCATCGGCTTTTTCTTTATCTTTATCAATCTTCCTTCTTATCACTTCTGCCTTCTCTCGTTCTTGTCGTTTTACTTTTTCCCGTGCTTTCATCTTTGCTATACTCATTTTTTCACCTCCCCTCATTAGTCATTGTTTTTATCCGAGGCGTCCCCGGCCTCGTCCTTTACCTCTGCCTAATCCTCTTCCTGGACCACCACTTCGACAACCTCCTGTATTGCGGTTTCTACCACCACCACCGGGTTGACCCCGGCCTCTACCGCTACCATTTTTTAATCCTCTTCGTCCTACTCTTGGCATTATTTTCACCTCCTTTTCCGTTTGACTCTGTAACATATACTTCTTCCCCCTTTGGGGCCTTTCTTGCGGGTAATCATACAGCGATATAGTTTTCCGCCTTTTTTCATCATTCGGTATTTTAAAACTCCGCCCCGTCTGCGTGCCTTGCGTTCTGCTTTCTTAGGAATTTTAACCACCTCCTAATAAAAAAGCCCACCAATCAAAGGGAACCATTCCTCTGACGATGAGCTTCTCTGAGCTTCTATTTTAAAACTATAGGCGTTCTCTGACGCTCTATGTTATTTACAACTTCCTACTGAAAAACTCCACTTACTTATATCCAAAAGATAATTTGCAACAATTTGCTCTTTCTTATAGTCGCATTTTGGACATACGACAAGTATTTCAAAAATAGCATTGGGATTATATTTAAACAACAACTTTTTGCAATTTGCACAGCGATATTCTCTCACTTCTCCAACCTCGCTACTTCGTTATCCGCATAATCCTTGAGATTGCCCAACTCTTTATAGACAGAACACTGGCCTTTATAATAATCCGTAATTTTGCAATTTATAGTATGCAGGATACTATCGGCATTCTCATAAGCAGTCTTGAGATACCACCTCAATGGGCCCCAAAACTTGCTATTGCACAGCTCCTGCAACAGGCGCAGGTATTCCAGCTCCTGCTCTCTCTGCTCCTTCTCGCTTGCCACCAGCCATTCCCTTTCCGTAAAACATTTCTTTCTGCATTTGTGCCTGTAACATCTTATAATGCTTCTGCAAATGTGCTATTGCCACTCTTTTTATCTCCAACGGGATAGTCGGATTAGCAACCAACTCATTAACTTTTTTAATATGCGCTAAATGGTCATCTTGGTCATTGGGCTCAACTGTCCCGCCTTCAAGCATTATAACATTCTCTTGTTCGGGATTTTGCGATTGTCCTTCCGGAGGTTTCGGCAGGAAGTCCGATACCCCCAGGGCATCCATTTTATCCAGCCACCATTTAGTAAGCTGATAATATGCCTGTGCCCCCTCCGGCCTTCTGGGGTCAAAGAGCACATTGTTGAGCATCCTGTCGTAAATAGCCGTCGCCTTGCGTGCTTCTAAGACTTTGTTGGAAGCAAGGATATTACCTGTAAGCTCAAAATCAGGAATAGATTTCAAGGCAAAATCAGACAGGCTTACCCGCATAAAATCCTTCTCCGTCCATTTGCCGCTGGTTGCTCCGGTAATGCGCATAAACTTATTTGGAGGCATATTGGCTTGATACAGTAAAAAGAGTTTTCTGAAAATTGCCTTCATTACGATATTGTAGCGTTTGACAATCAAGTTTAAACGGGTGTTGATTTGCTCCAGTATCCGTTCAACCTTTCTGGCCGGGGCGTCAGGGTCTATCTCGGAAATCTTCCCCGCAGCGTATTCGCCCATAGGGAAAACCTTCTCTGCCCAGTCCAAAACTATTTTCATATAGGTGAATAATTGAGCAGAAGGCCCGGGAAACTGAAATATCTTTACCCCCGCAGGATCAGCGGAAGGATACATATATCCGGACTGCACTTTCATCGGTTCAGTCTTCTGATTACCCATAGGAGTAAAAAATATAATAGGCTCATTTTGCAGAATAACTGATTTTAGTCCCTGATTATGCAAAGCGTCATATTCCAACTGGATATTCTCCATAAATTCCATAACCCCTATTGGGTCAATTCTTCCCTCATCATCAGGCATAAATGAGCAGAGCCCAGTAGGACGTTCTCTCAAAGGAAACTTGTTCTTACGGGCGGCAATAAGGGTTCTATCCTCAAGACACACCGTAAAGATATATTCTTCTTCAACTTCACTGATGTTTTCATCATCATCTTCTTCTTTGAGCACAAATCCGCCATAACCCTCCAAAACTGTCTTCTCATTCTTAGCTAATGGTATATCTTGGTCTTCCCGGTCTTTCTTTTCTACTTCGCTAATTTCGGATGCTTGGCCAAACTTGATATATGGTCTTTCAGGGTCTTCAACTAAAATATCACTATAATAATCCCCTTTTTCGACCCCTTTGATTAAATCATCTTTGGTTTTAATCATCCTGTGTATTTCGTGAGGAATTTTTCTGTCTTGAGAGGCACTTTCGGGGATAATCCAATCCTTGCGCGAGAATACCTCCAATACCGGCCCATCATAAGTTAATTTAGCCTCATTGTATTCCTGCTCCAAGACTTCCTTAGTTTCAGGGTCAATCAAAGGCTGAGCAGGGTCAAAGGGGTTAAAGAGCTTCCTGCGTTTGGTAACCATTCCATATTCTTTCTTCCAGTAAATCTTATATGGAGTGCCTCCGGTTTTACCGGAATTATGAAACATCCTATCGCATCGCTCGAACATCTTCAATTCGTTTAAGGATGACCAGTTCATAAAGGTATTTACTTTCGGAATTTTCGAAACATCATTAGGTTCGGTGGGAAGAGCGGTTAATATATCCTTCTGCCCGAAGAATACATTCATTACATTGGCGTGCACTACCTCCAGAATTACCGTAGAAATGGCTTGCCGATAATTAGGCGCATTATCTGTTCCCTTGACTTCCTGGCGGGTCATTCGCCATTGTTCGTCGTATTTGTCTATCTTGTCGCAAATGTCCTGATGATGAGACAGGTCTTTGTTATACCAGTCTTCAATTACGGTCTTGACGATGCGTTCTTTTTCTTCTTGAGAGAGCTTGAGCAGATACCGTTTGTTCTTGTCCTTGATGCGGTCAATATATTCCTGATAATCCTCTTGGCTCTGCTTATTCAGCTTCTCTTCGGATTTCGGTATTTTTTTGGCAATCTTTTTAATAATATTCTCTGGTTTTGGCATTAGGTTTCCTTACTTATCCACAGGTTATTAGAAACTTATCCACAGGGTTAAGTAGTTGACTTAATTACAGTTAACTCTACTTGACCTAAAGTTATCCATTAATATTTTAGAGCACTTGCAAATTTTTTTCTCTCTTTATGGTTGGCATAATAATATTTAAGCAATTTTTCTTTCCACATTTCAAATCGTGCTTTTTTATATCCAATCAATTGTCCATCAAAATAAGGGATTACTTTCTTAACATTTTCTTCAAAGGTTGTAACTTCAAATCTACACATAGTAGGACGATATTTAAGATTTCTTATCTTTCCTACACCCAATTCTTCGGATAATAAAACTAAAGGCATATAATCTCGTTTGTGCATTTGAACCATAAATCTAAATCTTGGAGCTTTTTTGCCTTTAGATATATAATAAAAAAAACTGCCTTCACCACAAATTAAACCTGCTAAAAAACTTTGTCTATTCATTTAATTCTCCCCTTTTTATATTCCGAACCAAAGCCCTCACGCATTATTTCAGCGGAAGATGTTATTGTTTTAAAGCTAAAACACCTAAACAAAAACGCTCAATTATTCAAAAACCTCCTCAAACTCTGCAATCCACCTTGTCCTATCTTAACAATCTTAGGTTTGGGCATAACCTGGCCGATAATGATATTATCTATATGCAGGCCTAAGAGCTTATAGGCGTAAGATAAGCCCATAAGGTTACTGCTCTTGACCTCAACCTTGATTTTCTTATCCGGGGTTAGGGTAGCCTGAAAGATTAACTGGTCTTTGTTATCGTTCTGGTCCTGGGTGGTTTCATTAGACATTTTGAGCCTCTTTCCTTTGTGCTTTATGAAATTTCTTATGACATTCTACACAGTAAGTAATTCCATTATTTATGTCCCAAAAGGGCTGATATTTCATTGCTAATCTTACCAAAGTTTCTCTATCCTCTATAGGTGAGAATTGATTGTATTCTTTTAAAAATTCTTGTAAAATAACACTAAAAGATTTTGTATTATGATGAACATTTAGTTTTCCGCCTCTTTTATAACATATTTGGCAAATGTAATTATCCTGTTTAAAAACTTCTTTAACCCATTGTTGATATTCAACTAAACCTCTAATTCTATTCCAAAGTAGAGTAATTCCACCTTTCCAGTTAGGATGTTTCTCTTTTGAAAATTGGCCTTTTTTAAATTCGGTTTCCGAAGAATGATGTCTTCCTTTCATAAAACTTCTAAGTTTTCCTTTAGTTTCTTCAGAACGATGTTTACCAAGCCAAGGCTTAACCCAACTTTTAATTCCTACATTCCAAGATTTATATCCTTTTTGAAACTGACCACTATTGGGCTTTGAACTTAAACTTATTTTCTTTTTATGTTGTTCAGAAAGTTTTCTACCCTTTAAAGATTTCCAATAACATTCACAAGAACAATATTTGGCATCTTCAATCCGTTTTTTTGTAACATAAAATTCTTTTCCGCAATAATTGCAGAATAGATATTTACCGTTTTTCTTTCTCACTATTTTCCTCAATGCTTATTATTTTTCCGACGACATCCTCTGCTCTCAAAAGCGTAAATTCTTCACCTTCGATATCAAGCGAAATTCCTGAATATTTTCCGCAAATAATTATATCACCTTCTTTAAAATCCTTCACCTCAGGCGATACAAATACCACCTTAGCCACTTCGGTATTCATTCTGGATGTTTCGGGAATTACAATACCGCCTTTGGTCTTCTCCGGCGTAAGGCCTCGTTTAATTAAGAGTCTGTCGCCTACTGGGATTACTTTGATTGCCATTTAATATCCTTTCTATGCCGTTTGTAACTGCCAGGGCTGGGGATTGTATTTACCGGTTTTTCTTGCTTTAATTTGCGGTAAAGCCCATATTCCCTGCACAAAAGCATCTGCCCTGTTAGGTGAACGTTTAAGTCTTTCTTTCAATTCTTCTTTCTCTTCAATTTGATATTTACCTCTACGATTAACAAAATACTTAGGCTCTGTTAGTTCCTCTATCAATATCTCGTCATTTGGAATACTGCCATAACCTTTTACTAATTCATCACGGCATAAGAACCACGCCTCTGCCCGGAGATTTTGATAGTCATCTTTTAAATAACTTTGAGGCGCAAAAGAACCTTTAAATTCTATGACATTCTCCTTAGCATCTATCAAACCATCTACTACGCCTCGACCTTCCCCTATACCATCAACTACAAAACCATCGGCCTCGTGCTTCTTTTTCATTAAAAGAGCTCGACCGATTATTTCACCCGTTGCAGAAACCAATGAAGAAGGCTTAAGCCAAATATCCCAATCAGTTATCTTGCCATCTTCAATCAAATAGATAACTATTTCGTCGTCTCCAAAGCTGGCTGGGTCTACAGAAACAATTTTTATGTTTCTGATTATATCATAGATGGGATAACGATTTTTTGCTTGTGTAGCCAAACTATAGGCAATTACAGTATCAATTGAAGTATCTGGAATTTTCCCTTCAACCCTCGCCTGCCATATAGGGCTATCTTCTCCGTGTCGCTTGCGCATATCTTCAACCCATTGATAACTTGCCAAACCTGGAATAACTTCTCTTTTTTGAACATAATTGGGGTTATCCCGACAATCCAAATGAATGGCCTTAAAACTTAATTTCGTTTCACGCAAAGCTCTGGCGAAAAAACCAGTATTTCGTAGGGGGTTACCAAAAAGCACAAGACGGGAATTTTCAGAAGTCATAATTCCTTCAATCTGCCCAAAAATTTCATCATCTACTGCTTGAGCCTCAGAAACAATTATTAATATATTAGAACTGTGGAAACCCTGGAATTTGCCTATTTGTCCTTTAGTTTCCTTTGTTGTAAAAGCAATACAAAACCAATTTTTCTCATCAAATACAAGTTTTCGAGCATATAATTCTCCACCTACTACATTCTTGCCTCCTGCGTGTTCATAATGACCTGTTAATTCAGCCCACATAATTGCTTCTATTTGACGGTCGGTATTTCCTGTCCAATGATATTTGCCATTTCTACGAATAAGAACAATACCCGAAGGCACAGTAACCGAATAGACTTTTCCGATATATTTCTTTTTATACCAATATCGTCTTTTACCAGAACGAACCTTTTTACCTTGCCTCAATATTCGTATGTCATATTCATCAGCCTTGCTTTCAATCCTTCTTCCATTCAAATAAGAAATCCGATTAACTTTTCTTGTAGTCATATTCGCAATACGGCCAGATTTAATTATCAGTTCATAAATATCATCTGCCTGTTGTTTATCGCCATATATTCTAATTCTATCTGTTTTAGTCCTATCTCCATTAGCAAAAGAACCATCGGCCATAAAGAGCCCATATAAAAATGACCAAATTTGGGAAGGCTTAGCTTGCTTGAGCCAATTAGGTATTGTTTTTTTACCTTCACCAATAAAATTACTTATATAAAAATTTGCTTTTTGTTTACTATAAATTACAAAATCAAATCTTTTATTTTTTTGATATTCACTAAAAGTTTCTTTATTTTTGACAAGTAATTGCCTTATATAATCTGGATATTTAGATTGGGTAAAAACGACATCGCATCGTCTGTTGGAATTCCTAACATATCCATCCCCAAACCAAAATCCAAAAAGCTCTAATTGGCTATTGGAAAAACCACAATCATTTCCAGTCCACAAAATTTCTTGATTGAAGTAAACATCCTTACCAAATATATCTTCCGCTTGTTTTATTTCATAATGATTGCTATATCGCTTTTTTACGTAGCATCGGTGATTATGTGTTACCAGAAATTCCAATCGCTTGCTTTTTAACCCCAACAAATAGCCCTTGTAATCATATTCAATATAATCTGTGGGCTTTCGATAAATCAATTGTCCTTTTTCTAATGTTGCTACTGCAATATTATGAGGCAAATTAGGAAATTTATACCATCCTTTTTCAGTTAATATCTCTGTTTCTGCATCTGAACAAGGAGCATTGATAATTACTTTGGAAGGATAATTGGTAAGTAGAAACCATAAAGGAAGCCCACCGCCTATAAAATCTTTACCTAAAGCGTGTCCAGAAGCAACAGCAACTTTTTTATGTTCCTTAACAGTTTCAAGGATAATATCTTCGCCCTGCCAAAGCTCTTTTACTTTAAGCCTTTCAAGGAAAAAACGCTTAGGATTGTCTTTGTAAATCTGGACGAACTTCTTCTGTTCGCTTATTGTCGGCATTCCCATTGGTAACATTTTTGATTACTTGGGCCAGAGTTAAGCCGGTATGGGCTATTTCTTGTTTGTCTCGCCAGTTAGCTGGTTTCCTATTTTTAAGCCAGAAAATAGCAGAAGTTGGGTCAGGTGCATAATGTTTTAAGACCTTAGCGGTAACTATTTTGCCCTTATAGCAGAATGTTTGTATTTCTGGATGGGTATAGCCGATTGCCCTATGGAAAAGACTACCAACAACATAGTTATCGGCTTTTTCTTTACCGCTTTTTAAGGCAGCTAAAAATTTTGGGTTGGATTTGTAATTTTTGAGGGATGCTACACATATTTCAATAATATCAGCAATCTCTTTATCAGTATGCCCATATCCAGCAAGTTTTTCAAGTTGTTTTAGCGAAATCTTATCTTTGTTGGATGGCCTGCCCACTTTTCTCTTCTTCATAACTTTCAATCGTTTCTTAGAAAGCGTTAGGCGAAATGTCCATATTAATAAAAAAACCGCAGAATTTGACGCATAAACAGATTATTCATCTGATTAAAGGTCAAACTAAACGGCTGTATGATTTATGTCCAGCGTTTTAGTTTGTTTATTTAGTTATCACGCAAAAAGTAATTTATACAAGTATATCACATAATAAGCAAATGTCAAGTAAAAAGATTATTTTTCTTTATCTAATCTCTGTAACCGTTTAATTCTCCATAAGTTACAACGCACAATAATTGCTAACTCTATGGCAAGAATGTCAAAACACAAGAGATTTATAAATCTTCCTAAGCGGAAATAACCACTTATTAAAAATTCATCAAATATTTTGAATATAAGAAGATAAAGCAGACTCATTCTTCATCACCGACTCTTTCTTTTTGTTCTTTATTGGCTCTAAACTTAATAATCGGTCTATCAATTTCGTCAAAGCCGACTGCACTCCCAGCAAAAATAATCAGCTTTATCGGCCACTCCCCGTGTCCGATTTGTTTACATTTCTCCCGCAAAACTTCAAAGGTTTGAGTTGTTTTATCCAATTATTTCCCAATTATTTTTTTATCTGCCTTCTCCCACAAAATCGCTGATATTATATTAATACCCAAAGCTAATCCTATTGCCCACAAAGCCTTATCAAATATATCTATCAAGATTAGGATTAAAAGGCCTGTAGTAATCACAAATATTGCCGCAACAGACATTCGTTCTGCTGCTTGCTGTCCTAAAGCTGTCTTTTTATCTTGCTCTGCCACTTCTGTATCCTTTTTTATACCCCGATTGCCAAATCTTGTGTTCCGTTCCTCTTTCCAATACCTCTAAATCCAAAGTATTCGCATAAGCGTTAAGCCTTTGCAGCTTCTCCTTTTCCGAAAGTGTTAGGTCAAGATAAGGCCGTTTGACTATCTTCTCCTTTTCCTCAATCTGTATTTCAACTTCCCTGCCTATCCTACCAAATCCAAAACCTGTGCCAAACCCCAGGACAAATGTAAAAACAATGAGCATAATCCCTAACCACTGCTCGATTGTCCATTTCTTATCCATTATTGCCTCCTTTCGGTCTAAACATTATCCACAAAACTATCAATATCACAATACCCCAGGCCACTTTGCAGTCAAGGGGCATTGCGTCCCAATAATTGTCTATTGCGTTGAAACCCTGGCCGGTTTGGGCTAAGCTATCGTAAGTCATTGAGCAATCTCATTTGTTTTATCTTTCATTTAATTTTTCCTCTCTCTCATTCATCGTGGCTCCTCCCAGAATGTTATCTCCCGCTTTGTAGCAGGGTAAAGCACCTTGACTACTTTCATCTTTCGGGCCCAAGAAGGCACAGGATAGTGGCCGGTATGTTCGTAATGGTCTGCCCCATTCGCGTAATCCTTGCCATCGATAAAAACCTCTTTAATGGCTGATTCGACAATTTCCTTTAAATCGACGCCTTTGAGCCGTTTGACATAAAGTCTGTTACTATGTATGAATTCAATTAAATCGTGCCTCTGAAGGGCAATTATGCCCAAATTCAGGCCATTGTGCAAACGATTGCGGACTACAGAAGCAATAGACAGATAAATTTCATAATCTCCAGAGGTGTCCTCACTAATTATCCCCATCCAAAGTTTATCTGGTATCTCCTCCGGCCAAACCTCCTGGACCCAGACTACGGCGCACAAGATTAAGCCGATGACTAAGTATAAAAGTAAGGCGAATTTGTGGGGGTTCATCTTATCCATTCCTCTGCTTTTTGGGCGATGGCGTAGGCTATTGCTTCTGCTCCCTGTTCATTGAGTCTTATGCCCAAAGAATTTCTTTCATTCAACAAATATAATAACTTCCCCTCATCAATTTTCAGTTTGACGGCATTAAGTCGAGAGATGAGCCGACCAGCCATATATTTATCAATCTCCTTTTGGTCTTCTGCCAATTCTGAATATTCTTTAATTGCATTAGGGTTATAACTTTCGGGCGATATTTTCTTAATCGCCTCAAGATACCAAATATGTAACTGTTCAGCTAATTTTTCCCGGTTCATTTTGGGCCTCCATTGTTGGCAATAAAGTTTAACTTCTTTTTCTATCTTAATGGTAAGGTTCTTCTCCATTATAAGTTTTCTCCATATAATCTGTATATTCTTTTCCTTTCAAACTACGCCAAAATTTCATTCGTTCATCTTTAGTCTGGTAATAATCCCAAAGAGATTTTACTATTCCTCTTTGATAAAATTGCTCAAATTCTATTTTCTGGGCAAAATGAACTTGACTGGCTTTAAGCCTATTCTCCATTGCTCCAGGAAGTCTAACAGAACTCAAAATATGTTGATGGGCACTTTCTAAAGTATTTGCGTTAAGAATATCATTCGTAGCCCATTTGCGACATAATTTAGTATCATTGCTTTCATTGCTTGGTTGTAATTTTTTCTGTGCCACTTTTTTCCTCCGTTTCATATTCCTGTTTATACTTGATGATAATCTTGGGTAATTGTTGCTTAAAAACGCCTATATCCAACTTGTCTTTAATCCAGCCACCCTCTTTAGCCCAATCAAAGGCTACATCTATAAGGTCTTTGCATACTTTAAAGCTGTATAGCTTCAAAAGGTCTTTCGCTATCTTACCGTCTTTTCCAAAATTGCAAGGATATGTAAAGCTAAAAAGGTTTTTGTATGCTTCTCCAAAATACTGTAAGAAGTCTTTGACTTGAGGCTCTGGTTTTGAGCCTCTACGAAGTATATTCTTTACATTATTATCATTATTGTATTTGTCTTGACCCTGTCTTGACCCTGTCTTGACCCTGTCTTGTTTGGTGTCTTTTTTATACAACTCATTACCTTGACTAATAGCATAATCAATCAAGTAAGAAACCATTATCCCCTGTCTTAAATATTGTCTGACTTTTTGACGGACTTTTAAACTTTTCAAAAAGGTTTCTACTTTGCCTCTACTCCAACGCCACCTCTGAGCTAAAAATCTTATAGACCATACTCCTTCTCCTCTTGTTAAATTGATAGTTGTTCCTAAATCCGAAGTAGTATATGTTTTTTCATTTACTGTTGCCATTTGAAATAAATCTATATATGCTTCGGCTTTAGTTCGTGGCCTATTTTCATTCCAAAAAGGACTATTGAAATAATCACGATTTAATTTGATGTAAGTTGATTGCTTCATTTTTGTCTTTTTTAGTTATATTACAATGTTTGCATAAAACTTGTAAATTGTTGAAACTATTTGTTCCACCTTTACTATAGGGTTTTATATGGTCTATTTGTAAATTTTCCGAAATCCCGCACTTTTTGCACTTAAAACCATATTTTTTTAGTATTTGTTCTCTTAAAACTTTAGAAATTGCTTTTCGTTGTAATCTAAATATATGTGGGAGATAAAATTTAGTGATTTTAAATAACTCTTCAATGAATGTTTTTTCTTCTTTATTTTTACTATAATGCCGTAATATATTTTCTAAATCGTATTCTGTTAAATAAAAATTCTTAATACAATCATCACAAATAAAAATATTCTCTTTTATAAACATTCCTGCTGGAGGAATAGCAGCTACTCCTCCTACTACAACAAAATATTCATATTCTTTTTGACAATTATCACAAATAAAACTTGGAAATTCTACTATTGTATCTTCGTTTTTTCCATCCCAATACTTCAATATTTTCCCATTCATTTTATCTTCCTAAAAATAGGAAGCCGAGAGCGACCTAAGGTTTCCCTTCGGCTGGTGTCCGCTTCTCGGGGAAGCAGGCTCTCGGCTAATTTAGACATAAAAAATCCCGAGCATTTTACGGACACCACTGTCGTTTTTCATTATCTCTTATCTCCTATTTTCCTTAGGATACTAATTTTACCATAGCACTCTGGGGTTGTCAAGTCTTTTTTATTATTTTATGCCTCGCCTTTATTAACTGTAACCGAGTTTGCTTCTGTTTCCACCGATCCTTTTTATATTCCGAAATAGTTTCTTTATTGCGCTCATAATAATCTTTCACTTTGGCTAAAACCTTTTGGCGATTGCGCTGATAATACCGGCGGTCGATTTCTGGTTTATCCATTCTTTACCTTCCCCTCAACCACCCGCACCAAATCCCCTATTGTCTTAATCCCCTCTACATCCGGCAGGGAAATGTCAAATTCATCCATTATTGCCCCTATCAAATCCATAAACATCAAGTCGTCAACGGCCAATTCTATAAATGTAGTCGTGTCTTTCAGGTTCTTAGCCTCGGTAGGAGTGAGGATGAGTTCGTCAATGAGGAGTTTTAGAAGTCTGTCTTTGATGGACATCTCAATTCACCCTCTCTGTTAATGGGCTGTTTAAATTATTTAAAAACCACAAGAAACTCTGGCTTCGCCTTTTTTCTGAATAGTTCTTATTATCTCATTAAAAGATTGTTCAATATCTTCCGCATAATCAAAAGGCTTTTCTTTTTGACCTTTATATTGCCTCTTTGCTATACGCATTAAGATAGGAATATCATAATCCATAAAAATAAACTCTGTTCCATATTGCGTATGAATACAACCAAAATTGTCTTTCATAAGTCTATACATCATAGACCGCCAGCCTGGAGTTATATTTTTTTTGCCAAGTATAATT